GCAAAGCATCCAACGTTCCCTGAGGCGGAGTCTACCTGCACCTTGGGCGTGTCGCCAGAATGGGCTCGCTCGCGGTCAGGGCACACCATTGACGAGCTGATCCCTAGCCAGCGGCTTCTCGACCGACCTGTGTTCCTGCCCCTACACGCGGCGGGCACGGGCGGCAGGGCTACCCTCCAGCCATGTGCGGCCGCTTCGTCCAGCTTCCCGTTGTCGACTTGGGCCTACCCGGCCTAACGGACCTCGCCCCGGGCTTTGCCGAGATCCAGCCCAGCTTCAACCTGGCCCCCACCCAGCGCGCCGCGGTCATCCTCGACCGCGGCGAAGGCCGGCAGGTCACACGGATGGCCTGGGGCCTCCTGCCATTCTGGGCCAAGGGCAAGGGCCTGCAGGGCTCGACCATCAATGCCCGCATCGAGACGGTGGCCACCAAGCCGGCCTTCCGGACTGCGTTCAAGAAGCGCCGGTGTGTGATCCCCATGGCCGGGTACTACGAGTGGTCGGAGAGCCCGGAGGACGGGAAGAAGGACCCGTGGTTCATCCACGCCGCCGGGCCGCTGCTGGCGGCCGGCCTGTGGGAGGACACGAGCCCCCTGCTGCCAGACGGCAACCTGGGCACCTTCACCATCATCACCGGCGACAGCAGCGGCGTTTCGGCGGACATTCACGACCGCATGCCGGTCTGGCTGCAGGCCGGCCAGGTCGATGACTGGATGGCAGCCAGCCCAGACGACGCCATGGCCATGCTGCTGGCCAGCGCGCCCCCGTCCATGGAGGCCTACCGCGTCAGCCGGGCGGTGAACACGCCGCGAAACAACGGCGAAAAGTTGCTCGAGCCTGTCTAGTCGGCGCCAGGTTGCAGTGAAACGCCTTCGGGCAGCGAGATAGGTGCTGGCACGGTTGCCGCGTCCCACACCCGCTCCGTGGCAGCCTTGATCATCGCCATCAGCTTCCAGCCAGGCTCCACCAGCGTGTCCCCGGTCACCGGATCGGTGATCGTGTACTGGCCACCGATCAGTCCCGCAATGTCATCGCGCACGGTGCGCTCGAACGCGCGGGTGTTGAGCATCTTCGTCTCCCGATCCCAGTCCACTCGTTCGAAGTGAAATAGCACCGGCCCGGTGTTGGTACGGAAGTCCCACTGCACGTCGATGCGTGTGGCAAACAACTCCACCGCGTTGCTGCCGCTCTCGGAGAGGACAAGGCTCATCGCTACTGCTCCACGGAGATAATGGAAAGGTTCTGGGTGACGGTCTGGCTATCGAAGTTGCCGCCCTGGTGGGTCACGTTCTGCTCGCCGAACGCCACGATGCGCGCCAGGTAGCTGACTGTCTCCTGCGCTGTGCTGCTGTCGTTGACCGTGAAAGACCCACCCCAGCCGGAATCAGCAATGTCCGGGCCATCCGTCTCGTTGCTGATGCTCACCGAACCGGTGACATTCAGCGTTTGCCACAGCACCCAGCCGCCGCTGCCGATCTGCCGGAACAGCTGCACCTGGGCGGTGTTGGCGCCCGCGCCGGCCACGAAGCCGGTCGACCCCTGTTGCGACCGCTGGCGCCGGTGAGTTCGGGCAAAGCTGAGCGTCACCGTGCGGTTGCCCCCGTTGGTGCGGAACGGCCCGTTGAGCAGCTCCGTGCCCACTGTCTGGGTGGTTCCGGTCTGCACGGCATTGCGTAGCACGCCGGCCGACAGGCTGCCGCCGAAGTAGGCATTGCCCTTGTTGTCGATCCAGAAGACGCCGTTGGCCTTGCTGGCGGTGTTGGGATCTGATCCCACCCCGATGTACATCATCAGGTCGCCGGTCTGGCCGAAGGGCTTTCCGTGCACGGACATGAAGGCGCCCGACCGGGTGACCCAGCGGCCCTGCTCGAACGTGGTGCTGCCGGTGCCGTTGGGGTCGGTCACATTGAACCGGTCCGCGACGATATCGAAGATGCCCTGGGCGCCGTCGTTGTTGGCCCGCCAGCCGATGACCCGGCCGTTGACGTCCAGCAGCACACCGGCCTTGGCCTCCAGCCGAGTCTGTCCGTTCTCCAGCTGCAGAGCGCGCGTCGCCAGAGACTGCGTAACCGCGGCGTACTTGGCATCAAGTCCCGCCGCTCCCTCCTGCCATGCCGAGGGTACAGTCTGGTCCGGTGTGGCCCGCTCGAACATCGGCCGCAGCATCCACATCACCGGCGTAGCATCTGTCGCAGACGGTTGGTCGAATACCAACCACAAATTGGCGATGGACGCTCCCTCCGGGACTACGCCGACGGCAGCGGACCGCGTCCAGTTTCGGAGGTCAGTTCCGCCAAACGAATTCGAGAAGTTGCCGTTGTAGATCGGACCAATGGTGTTGTAGTTGCTGTCTGTAAACACCAGCACTACCCGGCCGCGGCATCGGTGACTGGCCAAATAAGCCGAGAATAGCCAACGTTCTCCCGGCACAACTGCAATACCGTGCCCGCCGATGATTAGCGAGGCGTCCGTAGCGGCGACGACTCCAGACCTGTCGTAGTTGATTGCCGTCATCCCTACCGGATGCCACTGGTCCCCGTATCCGTTGATCGTCGGCCCGGTAGCGCCGCCCCAGCCGTCGCTCAGAATGCCCCAAGCAGTCAACGGTGCCCCGAATGCTGCGTTAGGGACGGCGTTCCCTCCGCCTGTCGGAAGCATGGACTTCACATTGGACAGAGCCTGTGCGGTGGCTTCGACCGTGCCTCCAAGCTCTTCAACCTTGGACTGGATCTGCTGCACCGTCCCGGCCTCAGCCTTTCCTGCCAGCGCCGCGTTGGTCTGATCGATCCGCCGTCCCAGCGCCATCGACACGTTGGTCTGCGCCTCGTCCAGCTGCCGCACATAGGCGTTGGTGGCCAGGTCCGGCAGCTTGCTTTCCAGCGCGCCGGTGCGACGTGCGATCGCCTCCACGTTGTTCGCCACCACCTGGATCTGCTCGGCCACACTCGCCGCCGTGGCCAGTGCGCCCTCGCCCGCCGGCATGCGTACCAGCAACCCATCGAGCCGCGCAGCCTCGGCCTGCAGGTCGGTGGCGTTCTGCGTGGACAGGCTGATGGCAGCCGCCAGCGCATCGCCCACGGAGGTGTACTCGCCGATCTCCTGCCACACGGCCGGGTCCGTGCCGGGCTCCACCCCTGTGTTGTCCGCCAGCGCCCGGTACAGCACGCCGGCGCGGCGCACGAAGTCCCCGGCCGGATACTCGCCATCGGATGCCCACTCGTCCGCCCCAACGATGTCCTCGAGGATGCCGTTGAGCGCGGCAACCTGAGCATCGGTGTAGGCACGCGCCGCAGTCACGGCCTCACCGGCGACGCGCAGGTCCTCCGCAACCCGGTCGAGGATCTCCTGGGTGATGCGGTTGTTGGCCGCCAGCGCCTGCTCGTAGGTCTCATCGATCCGGCCGTCCAGCCCGCCGATCACCTCGCCCAGGTTCGCCTGCAGTTCCTTCACCAGGATCAGCATGCCGGTGGAGATTGTGCCGGCGGTGTTGCGCGAGCGAATCGCGAACGTCCACTGACCGGCCTCGGGCAACACGGCCTCGAACGCGGACGGATGATAGCCGTCGTCGCCCAGCGGGGTCATGGTCGCCCAGTTCGGCGCGTCGACGGCGCCGGCGGCGTAGCGGATCTCCACCCCGGCGAAGTTGGCCGACTGGATCGTGTCGCTGAAGAACCCCCACGTGTACCTGCGCACGCCGCCGCTCAGCTGCTCCACGTCAAAGAAGTCCACAAGCACCGGCGGCGCGTCGGCGCCGCGGGTCGTGTAGATCACCGACGCGGCAATACCGGCCGCGCCCTCTGGGCTATACGGGCGCACGGTTACCGAGTAGGTCCCCGCGCCCGGGATACGCCACGAGGCCGTGCGGGTCACGGTTCGCGCGACCTCTTCCAGCTCGCCATTGCCGTCCAGGTCGCTCAGCACCATCACGTCGCCCACCGGGCCAGTCACCGTGTAGGTGGCCTGCAGCTCGGTGTACTCGGTGTCCCCCTGCACCACCTGGCGCTCGGTGATCTTCAGGTCACTGGCCACCGGCCGGGTCTGTAGCAGCGAATCGTTCGGCGATGGGATGTACTCGCCGGTCTTCACGTAGTGCCAGAACTCGGGGCTTTCGGCCACGACCTCGACCGCCGCGCCCTTGAGGTCGCTCTCCGGCCGGATGCTGGTCACGCGCACGCGCAGGCCAGGCGTCTGCTTGAAGTCGTAGATCCACAGCGTGTCCCACGCCGGGTTTGCCTCGCTGTTGCCGGGGACGGCTGCATCGCGCGGCCATGGGTCGACCAGCGTCAGTGACCGCGCCGCGCCAGTGAACGGCTGCACACGCATGACCCGGTAGACGCGCTCGCCCGGAATGCGCAGGCCCACGAACGCGTTACCCTGCGGCGGCGCGGGGACCGGCTCGTCCAGATCCAGCACCATACGACCATCGACCACCGCGGCGCCCATGATCCGGCCGCCGTAGCCCCACTGCGTCATGTCGTGCTGCAGCGCCAGCATGGACATGCGGCTGTAGGAAAGGTGTTCGATATCGGTGCTGTAGCCGATCGACTTGTACTGGTACAGGGTCTGGGCCAGGTGCCACCGGGCCAGCATCGCCGCGTGAGCCTCGGTCGTGACGCCCTCGCCCGTCACCTGTGCCGGGTTAAGCATGACCTCAACGCCCGGCGCGGGAACGCGCAGCGTCTTCGCCTCCCAGGTCGTGCGATTCAGGTAGGTGTACTCGATGCCGTCGGCCGCGTTGGCCAGCATGTAGTCCACCTGGAACTGGCCCTTCTTGATGGTGGCCATGTTGACCACACCGGACAGCGGCTGCTCGTCGGCCGCCCACGCCACCGACAGGCGCCCACGCGGCCAGGACACCTGGCCGAATCCTGCCAGGGCCACCATGTCGAGCACCTGCTGGTGGCTGCGCACCTCGGTGATCCAGTGGTCGTAGGCGAATTCGTTGGCAGCGCAGTGCAGCATGAAGGCCTTCAGACCCTCGATGTCGATCTGGCGGTCTGGCAGCGCCATGCCGGCCAGCAGCTTCCCGTTGGGCGCGTAGATGCCGCGGGCATACGCGAGGATCTGCGCGCCCGGGTTACTGGTGCGCTCGGTGACCCAGCCAGTGCCCTTCCAGACCGGGATCGGTCGTGAATACGCCACGCACCGCAGCTCATCGGGCGCGCCGTTCAGTTGCCCGGTGGCCTTCATGCGCACGCCAATCCGGGGAATCCCGGAATAGTCGCCCGTGTCGCGCTGCACCGTCGTCAGCGTGGTCCAGGTGAACGACGCCTGCGCGCCGCTGCCGTCGGTGTTGCGACCAGCCGCGCGCACCCGCACCTCGTACTGACCCTCGGCCACGTCGAGGGTGTAGCTGACACGCTGGGTCTTCGCCGTCGAGCCGGTGACGCGGTAGTTGCCGTACACCTGCCAGGCCTGAGTGCCAGCGGCGCGGTACTGGACCTCGATCTGTTCCTGGTTGAGCTTGTCCTTGCCCTTGCTGGTCTTGTCGAACAGCTGGAACTCGATGCCTACCATCAGGCGCACGGCGCCGGGCGAACTGGAGCGCTGCACCCACGCGCCCGGGCGGCCCTTGGGGTCGTTGGAGGTGTCCAGCAGGGTTCCGCCGTCGACCACGTCGGCGTTGCTGTAGAGCGGCAGCTCCACGCTCGCCATAGCCGGGAATCCGTTGTGCCAAACCTGCACGCCCTCGTAGCTGGAGAGCGGCGCGTCGCCGTTGTAAAGCTCGCCGACACTGTCGACATTGATGCCGGGGGTGAGAGCCAGCGACAGGAACTGATCGTCACCCTCGTAGTGGGTATACGGCTGGCTGATCAGATCCGGTGCAATACGCACCGAGCCCAGCAGCAACCCCAACGGCTCATATGCCCTGGCACGATTGCGCGCGGCACTGATGGAGTAGCTGGTAGGCGCCGCGGCGCTGGCCTTGGGCTGCTTCGGTGCCAGCACCTGGTTGATCAGCACAGCTCCCGCCATGTACACCGCCGTAGCTGCCAGTGCGCCGTAGCTGCCAATGACAGCGCCAGCGCCCCACATGCCTGCCGAGGCTGCAGTGCCGATGCCGAAGGTGAAGTACGTCAGCGCCACCATGGCCACGATCGCGATGGCAGCCTTGCCCACACCGCCGCGCAGCTCGATCAGCTGGCCGTGCTTCGGGTACACGTGGTGCCACAGGTGGCGCGGCACGCTGCGGCCGCCGATGGTCACTTCCCAGCGGTTACCGTCCAGGTCCTCCACATGGCGCATCAGGAAGCGGTACAGCGATTCGCCCGGGCGAAGGTCGGCCGTCACATTCTTCTGACCGTCCACCAGCACCGGGTGCGGGGTCACGATCAGCCGGCCGTCGCCGCCGGGGGTATTCATCAGGCCCATTCGTAGAATCCTTCGATGCGTAGGCCGAAGCCTTGGATCTCGCGCACGCGGTGCAGAACGCTGCAGCCGTTGCGCTCGTTGCTGTGCAGAACCCAACCTTCGTGGGCCAAGAAAAAGAAAACCCCGGCATGGCCGGGGTTGCGTTGTCCGTGGTCGATCATCAGTACGAGGTCGCCATCCTCCGGTGGCCCCTCGCGCCGCCGGGCGTAGGGTGCGGACAGTTCGCCCAGCACCGCCGCGCCGCGCGCGCCGCGAGGTCGCCTGCCCGGCATGGCCACGGAGCGGCCGAACAGCTCCCGCTGCACCAGCGCCACCAGGTCTGCGCAATCGAACGTATCGGCGTCGTAGGGCAGCGCGGTGAATCGCTCCACTTCAGCCAGGCGCATCAGAACAGCCCCGGGCTGACGTGCGGGTTGAACCGCAGCCGTACTGCCTGCTGCCGAGTCAGGTAGTCCACGCCGCAGGCGGCGGTGGCCGTCTGCGGATTGACCAGAACACTGGTCATGGGCAGGTAGTGGTCCTGCTCGATGACGTTGGGATCAGCGCGGTCGGTGATCATCATGCGCGCCGTGACCAGCTCTCCCGGAGCGAGCCGCTCCAGGTCCTCGGTAATGGCACGGCCCACATTGCTCAGCACCAGCTGCGCACGCGGTGCTTGGCCGCTCACATCGTCCGGCAGCTTGAACCCGAACTGCACACCGGTATACACGACCCCGTTGCTGGTCCAGTCCTGGGTGTCGTTGACGATCCGAAGGACCTCGGCAAATGACGGCGCGGACACTTCCAGCAACATCAGCGTGCCGGTGGTGTCCGTCACGCGCTGGCGGCGTTCAGTGAAGGTCATCGCAGATACTCCAGAACTGCATCGAGCCGGTAATCACCAGCCATTTTCTCGTCTGGCACCAGGTCGCCAATGGCGCCGTTCTCAAACCGGGCAGTGATCGTCTTACCGGTATATGGGTGGACCATCGAGAACCAGCCGATGCGGCGGATCTCATCGAAGTACCAGTTGTCGAACGCTGTGGCGTCCTCGATGCTGCTGAAATAGAGCGTGAGTGCCTGCTTCATCGTCACCTGGGTATTCCTGATGCGTTGCTTGGCCACGCCGCGTTCCATTTCGTCGCGCTCTACGTCCGGGTCAAACGAGCGCTTCTGCCCCTCGAACATCACGCGGGCAATACTGGGCATGGTCGCCATCAGACGTTGTCTCCCAGACCGAACCGGTTCTTGATGCCGGCGTAGGTAGCACCGGTGCCAGCCGCGACCCGACCGCCGAGCGCGGCGTCGATCTCCCCCATAAGCACGTCGATGTCCAAGCCACCTTGCATGTTCCTGCTGGCCGACGCCGTTGTGCCAGCGGGTGCATTCAGCACGCGGATGTTGACCGCACCGAACAGACCACCGGCTGCCGCGGCACCTCCGACAACCCCACCACTCGCATACCCGCGCAGACCCAAACGCATGGCTTCAACGATGCCCGCGCCACCCGCGCGCGCTACGTCGGCCTGTGACCAGACCACCTCCCCCTTGTGCACGACGCCAGCTGGCTCGTTCACAGCGCCGTCGCCGGTGTAGCCGCCGGTGGAGAAGCCGCCGCCAAGACGCATGTTCTGGAACAGCTCGTTGTTGATGCTGCTGGTGCCGGAGCTGACGACTTGGTTGCCAGCCGCGGTGATTCCGCCCCCCATGATGCTGGCAAAGGCGTTGGCGATGCCCATTGCCGCTTGCTTGGCCGCGATGCGAGCCAGATCGGCCAGCACCGATTTGGTGAGGTCGGAGAAGCTCAGCTTACTCGTGGTGGTGAACTTCACCCAGGCGTCTTCGAATCCTCCGACCACCGTTTCCACTACGCCGCCCATCTGCCTGGCGTAGTTGCTGGCCTCCTGCTGGTAGTTCGCCCACGCCGCGCTGGCCCCGGCCAGCCAGTTACCCTCGGCCTGGCGCAATTCCTCGTAGCCATCCTTGATCAGCTGCAGGCGGTCGAGGGTCTTGGCCATCAATGTGGCCTTACGCTCTTCAAACTCCGCACCCGTCAGCTCGCTGGCATCCCTCTGACGGGTGAGCTCGCGCAGCTTTTCTGCCTGATCGGCGTAGGCATCATTGATCCGCTGCTGAATCTCGTACTGGCGATCCCCCATCCCAACGCCGGCGACCACTGTGTCGAGCTGCCTCTGGAGCGCCGCATTGCTTGCATCCAGTGCATCGCTATACGCTCGCAGCGCATTTTCCCGTGCTTTGGCCGTTCTCTCCTCTTCCTTCTTCAGCAGCTCGAGCGCCGTCGCCCCTTCAGTTCGAAGTTTCGCAAACCGGGCTTCAAGCTCACCCAGCTGACGGTTGACGGTGATGGCCTCCTTCCCGTTGACCGACTGCTCTTTCAGATAGTCGATCTGCTTCTGCACCGATTGCGCTTGAGCGTCCGTCCCCTGCTGAATCAGCTCCCGCATGCGGCTGTAGTACTCACCGGCCGTAATCTCACGGGCCGAGAACTGAGCACGCAGCAGCTGCGTGCTGGCGGTGATCTGGGCCTGTTCTGCCACTAGGTCATCCCTGTAGCCCTGCAGGTCAGCACCGCGAGCCGCTGAGCCGTTACCTGCCTTGGGCTTTTCCTTGTACTTTTTCTCGATAGCAGCAACAGCTGCAGCACGTCGCTCCTCGATCTTCTTCACATCCTCGATCAAGCCAGCAGCTTCGGCCTGGCGTCGGACCTTGTCCGCTTCACCATTGATCCGCGAGATCTCGTCCTTCTTCTTCTGCTCTTTGCTTGCCTGAGAATCGATGATGGCGTCTTGCCGCTGCAGGAAATCAGCGCTTGCGTCTTCTGCAGCCTTTACCTCTGCTTCCTTGCGTTCCTTGGTCAGGTCGGTGGCCAGTGCCTTGATCTTGTCCGACCGGTCCTTGATCGATTTCTCCATCGCTGCCAAAGCAATTGGATTCCTGGCCAGCGGTAGACCTCGCTGTTCCCCTGATGCCAGCGCATTCAGCTTTGCCAGCTCGCGTTGATTCTCCGCCAGAAGGTGCTGCATTTGCGCCGCTGCCGGCCCGAGGCCAACACTCGCCTGCATGGCGGACCAGGCACGGGTTGCTTCAACCCAGAGATCCTTGAAACCGCTGATCACAGGGTTCTGGCTGGCACGAACCCTGGCCAATGCCATCACCGTCTCATCGGAAGCGGCTCGGGTGATCACCGTCACCGCATCCTGGTTGCGCCCCTGCTCCTGCAACGCCTTGACCTGCTCGTACAGAGCCACGGTCATGAAGTTGACCTGCTCGTTGAGCTTCTGCGCCCCCTTGACCGGGTCTTCCGCCAGCTTCGAGTAGAGGGCGATGGTGTCCTCCAGCGCCTGCCCGCTGACTTCCTTCATGGCCACGGCAGCGTTGGCCACAGCCTGCAGATTCTGCGCGGCGATCTTCCCGTTCGACCCCACCGCCTGCGCTGCCTCAGCGCCCGCGCCCACGGACACCTGCAGCGCGTCGCTGGTCTTCTGGGCCATGGTGACCAGCGTCAGCGTGGTCGCGGCCGCCTCGTTGCGCGACAGCACCAGGGCTCGCGTGTACGCCTCGGCCTGCTTCTCTGCGTTGTACCAGGCAACCACCACAAGGCCGACCGCCGCAGCAGCGACGGTGTACGGGGTAACCATGCCCAGCAGTGCCGACGAGACGCCCTTCAACGCAGGCTCCACCCCGCCGAAGCTGTCCTTGATCTGGCCGCCCTGCTGCACCAGCACCGTGAAGAACGGCATGCCGCCCTGCAGACTGGTGAAGATGTCGGTGAACTGTGCCGGCAGCTGCCTCATCGCCTGCGCGGTCTGGCCGGCAGAGATGCCCAGGTCGCTGATGTTGTTCCTTGCCGGCAGCGGCCGGGCGGCCTCTGTACGCACCTCGCGCAGCTGGCGGGTGAGCACGCCAAGGCCCTGCCTGATATCTGCAAGATCCGCGCTGATGCGCACTCGCAGGTTTGCTGAGGGGTCAGCCATTGGACTGTTTTCCTTGGTTCTGCTGGTGCTGGGCCTGGCCGCTCAGGGCGGCCAGGTACTTTTGCCAATCGCCTGGCTCTGCCCCCATGGCCATGCGGGTGGCCACGGCAAATTGGGCGACGCGATCGCAGTCATCGCGAGCCGCAGCTGCGGTGAACCCGCGCAGCTGCGCCAGGGTGTACGAAAGGACCTCCGGCAGCCGGTGGCCGCGCGCGATCAGGAACTGGACGACGTCGCCGAGTCCGGGCTCTCTTCCGCCGGCGGCCTGGCCTGCAGCAGCAGGCGCCGCAGGCGATGGGCAAAAAAATCGCGGTTGAGCCCGACGACTGCCTCGAGCAGATCAGCAACCTCGTCCAAGGTGCCACCGCCGATCCATTCGGCCTCCCGGCCGATGGCTACGGCCAGGGCCTCGGCAATGACCTCGCTGTCCTGCTCGAGCATGTCGAGCAGGATGGCGCCGGCGGCGGCGGCCGGTGCGCCCTCGACCGCGCCGGCCATCATCGCCACCCGGGCGATGATGGTGCGGCTGGCGGTGATGAAGGGCCCGATCTGCTGCAGGCGGAGAGGGGTTACCTCCACCTGCTCGCCGCGGAACGGCACTGTGCGGGCCGGGGGGATGATCACGTCCAGATCCGACACGGGTTACTTCTCCTGCTGCCAGTAGAAGTATGCGGACTTATCCGACCCGGTGGCCTTCGACGCGTCCTTCAGCAGAGCGCCTGGCACGCTGCCCGCTCCGAACTCATTGCCGATCAAGCCCATGCTCTCGATGACGCCACCGGTGACCTTGTGCGCCACCAGGCGCACCATCTTGCCGCCACGGGCTTCGTTGGCGCCGTAGAACTGCATCTCGTAGAACTTCTGCGAGGTGACAGCCGCTTCCACATGGCCCAGGTCAGCGTTCTTGTACGTGACCTTGATGTTGGGGGTGCCCGCCGCAGTGGGCGCGGCAATGGCCGAGCCTGCCGGAATGAACAGCATGCCGCGTTCGAAGCGGTAATCCTTACCGGCTTCATAGGTCGTGCTGCCCGTCGCCGCCTTCACAGCAGTCACTTCCGAAGCCAGGCGAGACAGCGGTGCAAAGCTGCCCGGCACCGCCACGACCGGCTCATCGGCAACGGTGCCGGCGGCGATGCTGCTGGCCTTACCGCGAGTTGCCCGGGCGAAGTTGGCCGGGTTGAAGTCGTGGAAGGTATAGTTGAGGTTGTAACCGGTCACGCGATCGACGCGATTGGCCGTACCGCCGCCGGGGTTCTGGTTGTCAGCCAGCTCAATCGTGTTGGTCTGCGGTGCAATGGCGAACGCGGAGACGTTGCCGACTTCCACAAAGGGGTCGTTGGTGTTCCACTCGCGGATCAGCATGATGCCGCTGCCCAGGTAGCTGTAATCTTCGGCCATGGTGGCTCTCCAGTTTGGTTGCCGCTGTGCGGCGGGTTATTTCTTGGGGATGTGGGACTGGTAGGTGAGCAGCACACCCACCCAGCCGGCGCTGGCCTTCTCCGGCATCAGCGGCTCCATGCCGACGTACACCGGCACTTGGATACCGTCAGGGAAGTTCCGGGCCACCTCGCGGCTGTCCATGGCCGCCTCGATGTCGGTCACCAGGTCGTCCAGTGCCTGTTGGTATGCCTCGGTATCGGAAGGCACCTTGGCGATGACACTGACCGTGGTCAGGCGGTGCGTGTTGACCTTCGACGGGCTCTCCGCCCGCTGCTGCTTCTCGATCACGGCCGTCAGGACGGTCTGGGTGTCCTGGTCGCCCGGCGCGGGCTCCAGCGTCCAGCCCGCGCCGGCGTTGGTCAGATAGCCGTTGTCCGTGCTGATCAGCTGCAGCGTCGTGCCCATGGCCAGCAGCAGCTGCTTCCGTGGGCTGGGGGCGCGATCAGACATTGGCCACCTCCCACACCGCTGTCGATTCGTCGCCGCGGATCTTCTGCACCAGCTTCAGCTGCCGGCCGGTGCCGTCGATGCGCACTACGGCGCCCGCGCGTGGGGTGATCTCGGCCAGCTGCAGCGTGACCCGGATGATGTTGGTCGCAACAGGTGCCACGTCATCCGGTGAGAACTGCTCGACTGTCTCGTCCAGCAGCACCGTGCACGGCACCTCGTCCGTGCTGGCCGAAGCCTGGTAGTGGGCAGCATCGGCGACGCCGGCTGCACGGAAGGCACCGAACGCAGCTGCGTCGAAGGCCTGCATGAAAGCTCTTTGGTTCAAGGCAGCGGCCTCGCGGTTTCCATGGCCTTCTCCAGCTCGCGCTTCAGGAAGAAAGGCATCAGCCGCTTCCAGGTGTCCTCGGCCATACCGAAGATGTCGTAGCGCGGCGTGTAGGCGGCCGTGGTGGTGAAGATGAAGATGGATCGGACACCGGATCCGCGCCCGATCCGCTCATAGATGCCCGGGCGCAGCACGCCGCGGCGCCTGGTGATGACGAAGTACTCGCCATCACGGTTGTTGCGTTTGCCCCGCCGCCGCTTCCGGCTGACGCTGGTTTCGTTCTGGTAGCCGTCCCGCTGGGCGCCCAGCTGGGACAGGATCTTGGTCACCTGTCCGGCCGGCACGTTGCCGAACTGGTTGGCCTGGGCGCCGCGCCCCATCACCGCAAACTGCGTCGGCGACAGCAGACCTCGGCTCTGCAGCAGCCGCTCGAAGCCCTTCCGGCGACGCTGACCGCCATCCACCTCGGCCAACAGATACTTGGCCGGCGGCGTGCCCTTGAATGCCTCGTCGCGGATGAAAATCTCCGCGTACGGCTGGGCCTTTGTGGCCTTGCGGTACATGGCCGCGTTGACCGTGAGCGGCGTCGGGCGGTCGAACACCTTGGGTGCCTGGCGCTTCCACCGCTCGCGGATCTCGAAGGCCACCTTGTTGGCGGCCTGGGACGCGGCGAAGGGAAGCTGTGACTGCTCCAGCTCGGTCAGCTGCCGCCCGAGCGCGTTGTCGGGGTCGACCCCGATCCTGATCTGGGCCATACAACCTCCTGCCCGGCCCGCCGAAGCGGGCCAGGCACTGCTGGCTTACTTCGCGCCGGCCTTCAGGCGGATCACCGCATCCGGTCGGGTGTTGATGTTCAGCGGGTTGGACTGGCTTTCCAGCTGGATACCCTTGTCCATGCGCATCTTCGCGGTCTTGGTGTAGTACGGCAGGCCGATACCGCGCACCGTCTCCAGGTAGTCCGCCGGCGCGAAGCGGGTCAGGAACATGTCGGGCACACCCAGCGGGAACGCGATCGCTTCGCCGTCGGCCAGGGCCAGGTCGCCGCCGGTGTTGCCCTGCAGCTCTTCGAAGGTGATATCGCCGAACACGAAGCCCTTGCGGACGTCGTCGCGAAGCGCGGCACCATCCTGCCAGCGCTCGTAGGCCTTCTGCACTTCCGGGTGGTCGGTCAGGGCATCGAAGAAGCCTGCGCTGCAGAACACGTGGACGCCGGTGTACGGGATGCCGCCCAGCTTGTCCTCGATCGCGCGCTTGATGGCGATGCACTTGGCGCGAACCTTGGTGGCGTCCTTGTTCAGTTCCATGCCGATGACGGACTGGTCGACACCGAATTCTTCGTAGAAGTCGATGATCACCGAGCCGTCGGCATCGAGCAGCTTACCCTGCAGCGCGCCCATCCGGTGGTACTCGATGGTGTAGTCCAAGTCGCGCTTGTGCACCACCTGCAGCGCGTTGACCACGGCGGCGACGTTGTTGCCTTCCGGGTCGGCCGGGTCATAGACACCCAGCAGCTGGTCAGCCATGACCGTCGAGTTCTGCGGCAGGTGGGTGGTTTCCAGCAGCTTCACCTTGCCACGCTCCAGGCCCTTGGGCTGGCCGGGGGCGCCACGCGGCACGTTCGGCACCAGCACCAGCTTGGTGCCGTTGATACCCACCTTGACGATGGTGGTGCCGACCAAGCCCTGTTCTTGGAACAGGCCCATGTCGGCCAGCCGGGTGGAGATGCGCGGCAGGTTGTTGATGTAGGCGTTCAGGGCATCGAAGCTCAGCACGCCCAGCGCCAGAAGAATCTGCAGATCCATGGTGATTTCTCTCTCGGAATGGGATACGAAAAGGCCCCGCCGAAGCGGGGCCACGGGTCAATGGGTGGAAGGGGCGATGCTCGGCGGTCAGCCGCCGCCGGCGGCGGCGATGGTGATGGTGTCGGTGGTCGCTTCGTCCAGGTCGGCAGCGGTCACCTTCAGGGTGTAGTCGCCCGCGGCGCTCAGCGTCGCGGCATCCCAGGTGATGACGCCGCCCACGGCGGCCTTCGCACCGCCGCCGGTCAGGTTGCCGGTGCCGGTGGCCTTGGCCAGGGTGGCACTGACGGTGCTGCCGGTAACCAGAGCGCCGAAGACGTCCTTGACGTGCGCGACGACCGGGCCCAGCGCCACGCCGGCAGTGCCGGTCAGCGGCACGGACACGAACACCAGGTGATCGGCAGCGTTCGATGCGATCGGCTGCTGCGTCCAGCGGGTGATGATGCCGGACTCGGCCAGGCTCAGCGCGGCCAGCAGCTTCTGGTCAGCGGTGACGCCATCAGCCCAGACCAGCTTCTCGCCGAACACTTCGGCATCGCGCGCGATCGCCGCACCCTTGACGGCCAGCGCTGCGGAATCGGTGCCGGTGTCGATCGGGCCATACAGCACCTTCACCGCATCGGTACCGTTGGCAGCGACGGTGTTGTCTGCCTTGAGCAGGGTGCCGGCGGACAGCATGCCCTGCCCGGCCGGCAGACGGATCAGCTCGCGGCTGCGCTCGCCGCCCGCTTCGGACAGGAGGAATTCGCCGGTACGGGTGCCGGCCAGGGAGATTTCCATCGTCAGTTACCTCGTTGCTTGTAGATGTGATTGGGGTTCAGCTTCGCCTTGTTGTCGGCGGCGCGTTGGTCGGCCATGGAAGCCGGTTGTGCGGTGACGACCTGGGTGCTGCGTCCTTCCTCCGCCTTCATCGACAGCAGCTGTGCACGCACCGTGTCGAGGTCGGTGTTCTTCTCGATGAAGCTGGCGGCGAGGGTGTCATCGCCACGCAGCGCCGCAGCACAGGCGTCCTGCACTGCGGTCGCGTACTCGATGGCGCTGGCCGCCGGTTCGCCCTCCTGCAGGGGGCGGCGCAGCAGGGCCACCGCGAGCGCCGGCGGCAGCTCACTGGCTGCCACCGCCGCCGCCAGCGTAGCGGTCGGGTTCTCCACTACCGCTGCAAGCGGCGCGGGTGCGGCCTCTGGCACCGGCAGCGTTGCTGACGCCTCCGGCTCGTCGTCCGGATCAGGGTTGCCCGGCGCGGACGGCGGCGGCGATTCGGCCGCGCCGAGGTGTGCCATCAGGTCGTGCCAGGTGCCGAGCCGGGTAGCGAAGCCGACTGCCACGGCGGCCTGGCCGCGGTAGCAGGCCGCCTCAGTAGCGCTCACTGCCGCAGCATCCATGCCAAGATTCCGCGCCACGGTGTCCACGAACATCGTGCGCATGTCCTCCAGATCAGCCAGCGCCTGGGCGTGCGCCTCTTCGCTGAGCGGGAAGTTCGGGTTGAAGTCGACCTTGCGGGCGCCAGCGAACAGCGGGGTCACCTTCAGGCCGATCTGGGCGTTGTTGCCGCTCCAGTCGTGGTGATAGCAGACCACGCCCACCGACCCGACACCGCCGGTTCGGCTGATCCAGATCTCGTCGCACGCCGAAGCGAGGGCGAAGCCGGCGGAATACGCATGGTCATCGACCAGCGCATAGATCGGCTTCCGGCCTCGCGACTCGAAGATGTGGTCGACCAGGTCGAAGCAGCCCGACGCCATGCCACCCGGCGTATCCAGCCGCAGGATGATGGACGTCACCGCATGGTCGTTCAGCAGTTGGTCGAAGGTGTCGCGTACTGCGGCGTAGCTCACCGGGCCTGGGCCGCTGGCGCCGGGCATCGGCCGGTTCACCATGCCGCCGGAGAGGTTGATCACACCGATCAGGTTTTGCGGTGCATCCGTCCGCTGCACACCGGCACCCGAAATGTCCAAGCGGTCGGCCTTCAGCACGCTGTCGTCGCTGGTGACCTTCCCTTCCAGATAGCCACCCACCAGCGCTTCGCCGATAGCCGGCTGCACCAGCAGGGGCTGATTGAGGACCGCGGCAGCGAGCGAGGCCACCACGGGCGCACGGCTGCCGCGTCCCAGCATTCGGGCCAACAGGCCGGGCTTACTCGTCATCGTCATTCCTTTCATCGTCGTTGGCGCCAGGGGCGCCGGGTTCGTCGTCCTGCCGGGCACCGGAGGCGTTCGTTCGCCTCGGGTCGCTGTCGTAGCGAAGCCCGGCCGCATCTGCACGCGCGTTGTCCTGCGCCTGCTCGGCGTCGACCTGTTCGGGATCCTCACCGGCGCTCAGCACCACCTTGCTGCGCGACTTGAAGCCGCCTCGCACTGCCTTGAGTTCGGACGTCACGTCCTGCACCGGGTGGCTCCACGGCCAGCCCTCGGGCACCCACAAGGTTTCGGTCACGTCGTCACGCAGGGCCGCATAGCGCGGCACTTTCAGCAGACCCGACAGCACAGCCTGGTCGATGAAGGCGTCGCGGACCCGCTGGCAGAACATGGGGATCATGAAGAGCCACTGGTCCTGCTCAATTACCCGGCGGAACTCGTTGAGGATCAGCCGCAGCGCGCGGTCAGAGACGTTGCGCAGGTCACCGGTCAGCACTTCGTAGGGCACGTCCTGACTGGCACAGATCGCCAGCAGGTGCCCGCGCAGGAACTCGGCATAGTCAGAGCCAGCGCTGGGTGGATCGGCGAAATCGATCTTCAGCCCAGGCGGCAGCTGCTGCAGGGTGCCGGGTTCGAGGCCACCAATAGCCGTGCCGTCAGCATCCTCACCGGTGATCAGGTCTCCGATGGCATCACCCTCTTCCCCATCCGCGTTGGCGTCGGTGGTGATGAAACCCGCAAACAGGTTGGCCAGAGCCTGACGCTCCAGCACCGCGTCATCGAGGCGGTCTAGGTTGAACATGCGCAGCAGGGCCGGCGCCGAGCCCGGTACACCCCGCATCGCACCCGCACGGTTCGGCCGGAACAGGTGCAGCACCTGTTCCGCCGGCACGCGCACCAGCTCATTGCCGTTGACGGTCAGCTGCAGATCGCCGGGGTGTTCCCGGTACATCCAGTAGGCCACGCGGCGGCCGATGCTATCGACCTCGATGCCCTGCCGGATCACGTTGCCGTTGCTGGCCACGCCGTTGTAGTGCTGCGGGCACTGCTCCGATTCGATCAGCTGCACCTGCAGCGGCACAGGCAAGCCATCCTCGGGCCGCCGGTACCGGATGCGGGCGAACACCTCGCCGGCCTCCTTCCACTCGCGCCATGCCAGCGCCTGCAGGCCTTCCCACACCAGCACGCCATCGGCATCAGCGTACTTGCCCCAGCGCTTCCACAGCTGGGTGACCTTCTTCTTGTGCTCCTTCGTGCCCCAGATTGGCTTTGCCTGGATGCCGGTGGCGATGCCGTTGGACACGCTCTTGTTGAGCGCGCTGACCATCCACGGGTCATTCCGGGCCAGGTGCCGGGCCCGTGCCAGCAGTGTCGGCAGTCCCAACAACGATGCGTTGGGCCCGAGCGACGTCGGCCGGAAAGTGCGAAGGCGGCGGCCGTTGCCGGCGGCGCGGTAGCTGCTCTCGGCGGTATCAGACATTGCCGGTCCCCGATTGGTAGAGGCGCACGATGCGTCGGCGCCGCGGTCCACCTGCGGCCTGGCCCAGCTCATCGCGCATCTGCTTCAGCAGACCGCGCATCTCCTTCAGGCTTTGGTAGGTCACGGTGCGGTCGGCATAGCGGACGCTCAGCACGCCGGCCGCAATCGCGGCCTCCAGTTGCTCGACTTGATTCTTGGTGAATGCCATTTCAGCGTCCCAGGTACTTGCTTCTGATGACGCGGCGGGTGCGCGCACGCGGCATTGGCGCCGGCGCGACGTCGTCTGCCCTCACGTCTGGGTTGTCGTCCCACGGCGCGGCCCATGCCGGCGGCGTGGTCCAGTTGATGGCCGGAACCTTCAACCACAGCGCCATGCCCTCGGCATAGCCGCACAGGTCGAACGCCTCATTGCGTCGCTTCGCCAGGTTCTCCCAACCCCTTGCAGTGCGCGATTCCGCCGTCAGCTCGGCGTAGAACGCCTCTGGCAGCCAGTCGGGGAAGTGGTAGTAGCCCGGCCCGGGCTCGGCCCGCTTCACGTTGGCGTCTACGGTGTCCTTCAGCCGGTCCACGTTGAGCAGCAGCTGCGGCACATCACCCTTCGACCCTGATTTGCGGTCCCGGCGCTTGCTGCTGTCGGGGAAGGTCTCGCGGAACAAGCCGCCCTCGCGGCGCGCATCACCTTTGATCAGCCTGACCCGAGCGTGCAGCTTCCGGGCCTTGAGCGAGCGCCAGAACTCCAGCGCGCGCACCGAGGTGCCCGACTTGCCGCCCCAGTCGATGCCGACGGCGTGGACCGGCATGCTACGGCCGGTGCCATCGTCCAGCGGGTAGCGACGGCTGATGACCTTCTCAATCAGGCGCTCCCAGTCCTCCAAATACTTCGGCGGGTCCAGCGGCAGGAAGCCGCCCGAGCCGTCCTCGCGCTTGGACGTGCGCAGGGTGAAGGAATCCACCACCCAGCGTTCCAGCTGACCGGAATCGCCAATGCCGAAGCCCAGCACCAGCACGACGAAGCGATTGGCTTGAACGTCGACCTCACCCAGCAGGAAGCGCACTCCGGCGGGAACAGCACCAGCAGGCCAGACTTCGGCGCGCTCCTGCATCTCGTTCGGATCACTGGCCGAGCGGGCGGCCATCGGCACGTAGTTGATCGCGCCGTCCACGTTGTGCGTGGTCTTCAGCGGTCGCTCTTCACCGGTCGTGGCGAAGGTTCGCAGCGCCTGGAGGTATCGCTCGATCAGTGATTCCCAGGACTGGTAGGACGCCGCCACACCGCCCAGCCAGTAGCTGGCGATGCGCGCCTCCGGCCTCTCACCAGTGACCGTTCCGTCGGCGTGCACAACCTGGCCCTCCGCAGCCCACACGCCGCTGCGGTTCATCCGGTCCTTCCACCGGTGCTGCAGGCCCACACCGCAGTGCGGACAGTGCAGCAGCGAGTAGTGCCGCGCCATCTTCTGCACGTCGTCAAGAACCACTCGCTCGAGCAGTTCCTCCATCGGCGGCAACGCGAACCCGTCATAGCCTGGTGCTGCCTGAAACCGCTCCCCGCACTCCGGGCAGGGCCAGTACCAGCGCCGGCGGTCACCGCGCGCATACAGCGCGGCGATGCCGGCGGCCGGTGGGCCTTGGTGCGGGTGCAGCGGCTTCCAGGCACCGTCGGCGTAGTCGGTTGCCGGGCTCGATTCGGCCACCACCATCCCGGCGGACATATAGGTCTGCGTGCGCTTCAGGCCCAGGCCGAAGCATTCATCGATCGTCAGGTCGCCGGTGTAGTTGTCCACGTCCGTCATCAGGACGTCGTGGATGTCCTTGCCGGACAGTACCGATACCGATGGCCAGCCCATGCGCAACGACATTCCCGACCGGAAGAACTTCAGCAGGATGTTGTCGTCGTGGGCTCGCGGGCTCAGCCGGGAGCGTAGCTCCGGGCTGGCGGCGATACTGCGGGCGATACGGGTCTTGCTGTAGTCCTCGGCCGCATCCTTGGACATCTGCACAACCATGGCGTCGGCCGGGTTGCAGGTGATCAGGTAGGCCAGGCGCGCATCGATCAGCGAGATGGTCTTGCCCGACCGCGCCGGGCCTACGAACACCACTGCCTCGTAGTGGCGGCTGCCGGTCGTATCCAGCGGCTCGACCATGTAGGGCGTCGTGTCCGGATCCCAGGAACCGGCTGCGCCGGCGGCATTGGCCACCTGCAGCACCCGCGCGCCTTCGCTCACCCTGATGCGGCGCGGCGGCCGGATCATCTCGGCAACGCCTTGGCGCACGCTACGCGCTGTCGCGTACGTCGTCATCGGTGATGCCCTCGTACATGGATTGCCGGACGCGATCGCACTCGTCCTGGACCTTCACCACCTGCTCTGGCGTGAGCCCTGCCTTGCGCTCGAGCACATCAGGCAGCGTGTCGAAGAACTGCACGACTTTCTTCACCAGCTCGGCGTAGTCGGCCTCGACCTCTGCCGCCGGCACCAGCTGCCCGATGGTCGACTCGACCTTCAGACGCTCGTTCTCCGACTGGTAGTAGGCGCGGCGCTCCATCGGTGGCAGGTCGCGCGGATCGACCACGCCCTCCGCTCCGAGCGCCACGGCGCCCGGATTCACCAGCGCCGGTGCTGCGTCGGCCAGCCGATAAACGTCGTGGCCGGCGCGCTTGGTCAGCGGCGGTACGCCGGCCTCCTTCAGCCGCTTACTGGCCGTTCGGCGGTCTATCCCGAACTCATCCGCCAGCCTGGCGACGGACCAGCCTTTGGTGAATTCGTGGATGTCAGCCATGTCCTACCCGATGCACAGCCTATTCAGGCCTGAAAATGCGGTTTCTCCCGGCAAAAACCGCCAAATGCGTGGCCTGTGGTGGAGCACCCTAGAGGCCGAAATACTGTCTTTTACCGGGGTCCGAATTCCCCCCGGTGGCTGTGGATAAGCCTAGGGGCCCCGCTCCATTCATTTATCTGTGCATATTCTGTGGATATCTTTCGGAAATCCTGCAAGTGGATCGGCCTGAGCCGATTCAACAGGATGTGGGCTGCCAATCCGGCGCAACCCATAACCGTCCAAACAATGATCGAACTTCAAGATGTCCACTACGCAAAAATCGTTCTGCAATGCATCAAACTCGTCCTGTGCATCGCCGACAAAGGCTTGAAGCTACTTGCACGTCGCGCGCGTCATAGATGATCTGCAACAGGCATGCCTTGCACCTGGTCAATGGCATCGAGCTGTGCCTCGTATTGAAGGAGGCATCTCTTCCTACCGTTGCTCACATTGAATACCTCCGATGGCTTCCCATCGCGCACCCAACGACAGCGCTTGGTCAGCGCGGCATCGATGGGAACGTAGGTGGCCACCGGAACTTTAATCACGGCTGGCGCGGGTACGTTGGGCTTGATGGGTGTGGCGTGACAAGCCGTCAGCAGCATGGCGAGGGCAAACACGATGGCGCGCATTTCAGTACCCCTTCAATGCTGGGCAGGCGGAATCGAGCAGCTCCAGCGCTGCCTTGCAGGTGTCCGGCCTCTGCTCATACCGGCCGCGCCAGGTTGATGCTTCCTTCTCGGAGGCTTCGATCTTGCCTGCCAGGCTCTGCAGTGCAGCTGCGCTCTCGGCCTTCAGAGCTTCCAGCTTCTCAGCCTCCTCCCAGAGTGCGGTGGCCACCTCGGCCAGACGCTGATCACGGGTGTCAACGTCAGCCTGCAACCGCGCTGCGTCGGCTTTCCAGTCGGCTTGGACCTTGATCACCTGGGCGTTCAAATCGCGGATCTTCTGCTCTTTCTCCCAAGCTGTCAGGCCGGAGACCAAGCACCCGAAGGCCAGCACGGCACACACCAGCTTGACCTTGCTGCCAGGTTTGCCCAGCCACCGCAAAGCGTCGGCAGCGGCACCCACGACCAGCGCCCACAGCGCACCCAAGAATCGAATCAGTACGCTCATGGCTTCTCGCCTCCGATGGCGCCGGTGGCTCTCTCCACCATGCGCACGTAGCCGGGCAGCAGCCGGCGGATCAGGACGCCGGACAAACCGGCCAGCGGCAGCTGTGGCGCGCCGGCCAGTGCCGGCCAGATGGACGCGGCTACAGCGATGACCCATGCAGCCACGATGGCGTATGCCACCACTGCCACTGCCAGCGCGGCCCAGCGCGCAGCCGTCTGCAGGAATCGGTGGCCACGCCTGCGGTTGGAGTCGGCGGCGACCCGCTCTGCGTCCTTCTCCGGCAGCAACAGAACGCCGATCAGTGCGCCAGCCATTGCCACCAGCAGCACGGACTGCGGCACGCCCAGGATGATTCGCTCGGCCTCGCGCAACGCGTCAGCAGTCGCCGGCGCCACCACCGCAGCGGTGAACGTCCCGACGAAGGTTTTCAGGGTGCTCATCGGCTCGGTCACGGCGCCACTGCCCCGCCAGCCTTGCGGTAGGCAGCCAGCAGCTTCTCAAGCGCGTGCTCCGGTTGGCCGTATCCTGCGCCAGGCAGGCTCGCCCAGATGTTGCGCACGGCCTTGATGGCGTCGGTGATGCGGCCAGCCTGGATCATCGGAAGTGCGCGGCGCTCGCGGATCAGCTGGATGGCCCAAAGATCCTGCGACAGCGGCCCGAAGTCCGGCAGCTTCAGCAGCGCGCGGTAGTGGGCATAGTCCTTCAGCATGAACTGGTAGCGCCCAGATGCGTTCGAGGTCAGACCCTTGCTGTTGATGGCCTTGGACTTCCGTCCATGGGAGAACGGGTGTACCGAGTAGTCAGTGAAGATCTCCGGCACACGGTCGGCACCAGTCACGATTACGTCGTAACCCTGGTTCTTCGTAGCCGGGCTGCTGCTGGTGCCCTCCGACCAGGCCAGCATGTCCAGGAAGGCGACGACGTTGGTGCCGCCGGCCTGTTGAGCGGTGATCTTGGCCATCAGAGGTTCCTGCAGAAAGGTGCCCGCCCCGCAGCCGGCTAGGCGCGAGGGTTGATCCGGTCGGGGAACGGGCATAGAGACCGCTGGGCCGAAACCCAGCTACGTGGTGTAGATCAGCTCAGTGCGCGCTACCCCAGCACCGCCGCCGACCGTGTATCGAATAGGAACGCTGACGCGGTGGAAGCGATCGAACAGCGCGCGCATCTGAGGGTGATCGTTGATGGTGAGGATCGCCCTACCCTTCAACGCGCCAATCGCCGCAGCGAGCTGCTCGTACTCTTCAAGCGGGAATGCCTGGCCATAGCCGGTGGTCTGCCAATACGGCGGGTCCAGGAAGAACAGCGTGTCGGGCCGGTCGTACTTTTCAATGCACCGCTGCCAAGGCAACTGCTCGATCACCACGCCATGCAGCCGCATGTGGGCATCGCTCAGATCCTGTTCCAACCGGAGCAGGTTGATGCGCTTCACACCAGTCGGGCCCACCCCGAGCGTTTGGCCTTCCACCTTCCCGCCAAAGCTGAGCTTCTGCAGGTAGTAGAACCGGGCCGCGCGCTGGATATCGGTCAGCGTCTCGACGTGCTGCAGCTGTGCCCACCGGTACATCTCACGACTGGTCAGAGACCAGCGGAAGTGCCGAACGAACTCGTCCAGGTGGTTCGCCACAACGCGGTACAGGCGTACCAGCTCGCCGTGCGTGTCGTTGAGCACCTCGATCTTCGCCGGCGAACGCTCGAACAGCATCGCAGCACTGCCGGCGAAGGCCTCGACGTAGCAGGTGTGTTCCCGCTGGTTGATCAGGGGCAGCAGGTGTTTCACCAGGCGCGTTTTACCGCCCGGCCAAGGGAATAGGGTCTTTGTGTTCAAGTCTCAGCTATTGCGACATTTGTTAAGCAAACTGCTCGCGCTCTCCGGAGAGCGGCAGGGCTTAGGCCAATGGCACGCGGCTGAAACGCGTGTACTGCGGCGGCGCCCCGGTGCTGGCAGGCATCGGGGCGTCGCTCTGTTTGATGGTGGGCGACGTGGAGTCGAACCACGCGAGTCTCAGACGCCGGATTTACAGTCCGGCCCAGCGCCCATCTGGCAACCCGCCCCAGAAACGGCGAACCGCAGGTCACTGGACCTCCCGAGCCCAGGCCTGCGGCCGTTGAGTGAGGGTTGGTTGGAACCTCGCCCACGGTAGCTACTGTGGCCTAAGTCTGGTTCCCGCTGCAACTGCGGTAATGTTCCTTACCGCAGTCGGTCGAATGCGGTAAGGTTCCTTAACATCGGACTGTCTCCAGCGGCTGGAGCAAATGGTTGTTACACCCGGTTTCGGGACGATGGATAGAATTTTGGTAGATGAATTTAGTCAGATGGGTCGGGCTTTGCCCCAATCATTTTAGAAATTTCGGCGAGTCACCCAGTTCATTTTGAATTTCTGAGAACGCACACATAGGGAGAATTAAATTGATAGATTCAGGAAGTTTTGATGATTATGCAAATGACGAGCAGGAAGACTTGCAGGTTGTCGAGTATGACATTACCGCCTCGCCGAATGATTTCAATGTGCTAACAATTCACAGCTTTATCGAATCTGGCGCCGTCAAGATCCCAGGCTTTCAGAGAAACTACGTCTGGGACATTGGAAGGGCTTCCAAACTGATTGAGTCGTTGATCATTGGAATTCCCGTGCCACAGGTCTTCCTTTATGAAATAGAACGAAACAAGTTCTATGTAATAGACGGCCAACAACGCCTAATGTCAATCTACTACTTTATTAAACAAAGATTCCCGCGATCCGACAAAAGAAGTGAATTGCGAAGCATCTTTAATGATAAAGGAATGATCCCCGATAGCGTTATAGGGGATGACAACTACTTCGAAAATTTCCGGTTGAAGTTGCCTGAATCTGCACCTGACAGACCAAATCGCTTTAAAGGGCTAGCGTACGCCACGCTTGGCGAATACAAGACGCAGTTTGAACTGCGAACGATCCGAAATGTAATTATCAAGCAAAATACCCCTCAGGGCGACGACTCTTCGATGTATGAAGTATTCAACCGATTGAATACTGGCGGGATAAACCTCAAACCTCAGGAAATCCGAATGAGCATGTATCATTCGCCCTTCTATGATTTCTTGTATAAAGTGAATTCGAGCCAAGGCTGGAGAAAACTGGTCGGGAATGATGTCCCAGACCTTCACATGAAGGATATCGAAGTACTTCTCCGAGGCTTTGCCATGTTGATTGATGGCGATGACTATTCGCCATCAATGGTGAAGTTTTTGAATAAGTTCTCTCGAGAAGCGAAGCGCTTTGATGATACGAAGATTGCGTATTTGCATCAATTGATGGAATCCTTCTTGAAATCCGCTTCCAATTTGCCACCCAATGCGTTTACTACAAAAAATGGCAGATTCAATGTAGCGCTTTATGAAGCCGCCTTCTATGCAACCTGCAAGAAAGCGTATTTAGAGAATCGTTCAGTTAATGGCGACATTTCCGAGGTGCAGCTGAATCTACTGGAATCAGACTCTCAATTTGGTGCCGCATTGGCAGAGGGCACTACTCAAACTCGGAATGTGCTAACAAGGTTGCAAAGGGCGGTCTCAATCATCGGAGAACACTGATGACCGCAAATGCGTCCGCAGTGGATCGGCTCTACACTGAATCCAAGTCCATAATCTCAGCGTTACCTGCGCACGAAATCTCCCTCCATAACTCAGCCGGAGACTTGTTTCGCAAAACATTAGTTCTGGCGGCAGCTAGCTACTTTGAAAATCGCGTGACCGGCATTGTTATGTCCTATGTGGAGGAGTGCAGTGCGAATTCCCCTAAAATAGTAAGCATTGTTCGGACCAAGGCGGTGGCCCGTCAATACCACACTTGGTTTAGCTGGAAGGACGGCGCAAAAGGAGTAAACACTTTCCACGCCATGTTTGGCGATGAATTTAAGTCAAAAATGACATTGCGCTTACGCTCCGTAGCCGAACTGCTCACTGGAGCATCTGCTTTTATTGAGATTGGAAACGATAGAAATCTTATGATCCATCAGGATTTTGCCACCTTTTCCTTTGATAAAACTTTGGAAGAGATTTTCAGTACGTACAAAAAAGCTCTCGTTTTTGTCAATGATCTTGAAACAGCTCTACGCGAATAAAATACTGACTAGAGATCGGGATTCAACAAAAACAATCGGACGCTTTTGAGCATTATATAGTCACGCTATTTTTTTAGCGCCAACCATAAGACACTTAATTGAATTCAACGCCGAGCTGGGGCAATCAACCGCTCAACTCGGCGTTTTTTTATGCTAATTAGCAATGAACACAACTTATGCAACCTCCATGCCGTTATCAGTCCGCCTGATAAACTGTTTGTTCGCCATTACTAGTTAAAAACCCTGCCACTGAACTCCCTCCTCCCCTCATCCAGTGCCTGCTGGAGCATAGAGGCCGCAATCCCGTAAACACGCAGGTAGTCTCCCTTACGAAGCTTGGCCGCCTTGGCTGCATCCTGTGCGGCGATCTTCTTTTCAGGCCACACCAGGTCGTTCACTGCGTCCTGCAGCACCAACCTCATGCGCCAGCGGTCGGCCGGGTCATCCATTCGCAGCGCAGGCTTTGACCCGCTTCGCCGCTGCCACTGAATCTGCCGCATCACCCGCCTGGCCAGGGAGCGCCCCAGCGACGACAGGGACACACCCTGCCCGCGCAGCGCCACCGCCATCACCGCCTGCTTGGCCACCGAATCGCGCATCATGCCGACGGCACCGGCGATATCGGCAGATGTCAGCGGCGGCATCGTTGACCGGCCGTCCGATGGCTCGCGGAAGCTGCCGCCTACCAGCATGCGGGCGATCAGCTCGAGCGGATCTCGCTGCAGGGTCGGCTCCGGCACCGGCACTCGGCCATGCACCACCCTGACCGCCTTTGGCGCCGGCATGTAGACCGGTCGGTTCGCCCAGGCCCTGCATGCGCGCTCTTCTGCATCTGCACCAACATGCAGCTCTCCGCGCGCAGTGCAGCGCGCGCACACCACCTGTGCGGTTCGGCGGCTGCCGGCGCTGCCGCGCGCGCGCATGCGCACGTCGTCGCTGCCGCAGTTGCCGCACGGCGTCAGGTCCACTGCGGGCGCGGACACTGCCGACATCAGGCCACCTCGCAGTTGCTGACCCAGCGGGACCGACCGTCCTGCCAGACCTCCCACAGGCTGCCGTCGACCTGGCACCTGATGGGGCCCTCCTTTCCTTCCAGGTACAGGTGGTGGGTGGCCTCGTCCAGGCTGAGGAATTTGGGAATCATCGGGAGGTCTCCATGGTTGTAATGTTGGTTGTTTCCAGGGCAACGCCCTGCTGTTGAAGGAACTGCTGGGCCAGCGCGCGAAGCTGTTTCTCGCCTACGTCCAGGCGCTCCACCAGGTGTTCCCCCGGGCTGCGCACGCCCTCGATCTGCTCGCGCTTCACCCCGAGCACGTCCGACACGATCGGGTCGCTGCCGCTGTCGGAGAGCAGGAAATACGCCATGACCGGCTCCGTCTGGCCGTCGCGGTGCACACGGCCGATGCACTGCTCGTGGACGCCGGGCGACCAGTCCAGCTCGCCGAACACCACGGTGCTGCACACATGCTGCAGCCCGTCGATGCCAGCACCAGAGCGGAGGCTGATCAGCATCACCTGGCTTTCCCCCGCGATGAATGCCTCCTTCGCCGCCTGCTTCTGGTTCGGCGACTCGCTGCCCGTGTACATGACCGGTTTGTACGCAGCCAGCTTCTCCTGCCAGATGCTGTAGACCTCCCGGTGCCAGCCGAACAGCAGCACCTTCTGGCCGCTCTCCAGCAGAAGCCTGACGAACTCGGCCACGTAGGGGGCCTTGGCCACTCCCGTCGCCTGCCGCAGCAGCCGGTCGAACTCGCCGGCAGCCTGCATCTTCTCGCCGCGGAACTGCTCGTTGGACCGCAGGATGATCCGCGCCAGCGCTGCGGCGTCACCGGTGATGGCGTCCAGCGCCTTGGCGTCGGCCTCAACCTCGTGCGGGATCTTCGACAGCGCCGGCAGCTCGCGCCCCACTTCTTTGCGGGTGCGCCGCAGCATGATCCCCTGGCGCCGCAGGTACTGGCCGAACTGCTCGGCGTCCTGCAGCTTGGCCTTCTCCCCTGGCGCGGAGATACACCATTCCCGTAGGAACTCGTCATAGGTGCCCAGGCAGCCCGGCAGCAGCGGGTCGACCACGTGGAAGAACTCGCACCCGTAGTTGTAGATCGGGGTGGCGGTCAGGCCCATGCGCAGCCGTGCCCGGCTGGCCAGGTGGCGGCAGGCGCTGTGGATGCTGCTGTCCGGACTGCGCAGCTGCTGGCATTCCTCGAACACCACGTACTGCGCTATCTCCCCCAGCGCCTCGGCCCAGCCCCGGAGCTTGTGGTAGCTGACCAGGATGACGTCCGGCAGCGTGTCCCACAGATCCTTGATCCGCTGCTTCGGCTGGCGCACGAGCGGGTACGGCGCACCTTTTCTGATGTGGTGCACGCGCAGCTGCGGCGCGAACTCGGCCAGCTTCTCCGGCCAGTGGTTCGGCAGCGCTGCCGGGTACACCACCACCGCCGGCAAGTTGCCCGGCGCGGCCATGGGGCAGATGCCGGTGACCGTCTTGCCGAGGCCAAGATCGTCGGCCAGCAGCAGTCCGCCACGGATGGACAGCTGCGCGCCCGCAACGCGCTGGTACTCCCGCGGCGCCTTGGCCAGGGTGAACTCCGGAATCTGCACGCGGCCGGCAAGCAGTTCGCTAAGGCTGCGCTCCATATCCACGTGCTCGGCGGCCAGCAGCTGCAACACGCGCTCGGTGCCTGCATCCATCGACAGTGGGTAGCGCTGCGTGAACCACTGCAGCTCTCGGCTGTTCTCCGGCGTGGCCGACAGGTCGATGTGCTCAGCGGCGTGCTGCCGCACCCGGGGAAACACGCGCTTCATGCGCGCGCGCACCTGCGGCTCGCAGATCACCCGCCAGGTGCTGCCCGCTGCGCTGTACAGGAGCGTTCCATAGGTCGTCTGCATCAGAGTGCCTGCCTCTTCAGGCGGATGATGTTAAAGGGCTTGCCCTGCCAGGCCGGCCGGGCCACGAGCGGGCGTTCGCCCCAGCGTTCGGTGGTGACCAGCAGCACCCCGCGCACCTGCGGCAGATTGATGTAGCGCCCGACCTGCCGCAGGGCATCGGCGAGCGAGCCGGCCACCTTCACCTCAATCACCAGGCCATCCAGCCAGAAGTCAGCGCGGTTGCTGGCGTCCAACCGGTACTCGCGCACGTGCGCATGGCCTGCGTTGTCCAGGACGGTGGCCAGAACCTCGTGCAGCTGAACCTCTGACCCATAGCGATACCCGAACCCTGCCAGCAGCCGGCCAATGCCCTTCAGCTGCAGCTGCTCTTCCATGGCGGTGCCCGGTTTCATCGGTGCCACCTCCCGACGCGTGATGATCTGGCCGCCCATCATTTAGCCCCTTCCATACGTGCCACTCGCCGCCTGCTCAGCTCATCCGCTTCGGCCTTGGAAACCACGGTCACCTCCGCACTACATGGCGCCTCCGCGCGGGCAGCGATCACTGCCATTTCAAACATCTCGGCAGACTTGATGTAGGCCGCGCGAGCCATTGGCGTGGCGGCACTGGCCATCTTCCGAATACGGGTCGCTGCAACCAGGACGGGGCGCTCCGGGACGAACCCCTCGGACGGCGTGAGAGCGGCGATGATGCAGCCCAACGCACGCCTGTCCGGCTTCTCCATGTACTGGCTCGGATTCCGGATCACCCCTGCGCGACCGACCATTCCATCTGCTTCATATGCCCTGGCCAGCAGCTCACGCGCCCGCTTCTCGATGGCGTCCATCAGGAGGCCTCCGCAGACAGTTGCAGCGCGGTCGCAGCGTCGGCCTGCGCCCAGGTCATCTGGTCCCGATCGATGCTCTCGGCCAGCCGCGACAGACCCTTGGCGGTCACCAGCACCTGCTCGTGCACGCGGTCCGGCTCGCCCTTCCGCCGCTGCATGCTGGCCTTGTGCGTCAGCACGCCCTGCTGCAGGCGGGTCTGGTAGGCCAGCCAGTTCTTGCTGCCGGCGCGGCGGTAGATCCAGCCGTGCTCGGCCAGCCAAGCGAACAGCTGGCGCGGCTGCACCTGCAGCATCTTGGCCGCTGTGCTGATGTTGAAGGCGCCATCGGCCTGAGTCAGCCGCAGCAGCGCGCGCACCTGCGGTTCCTGGTACTGCACGCGCGCCTCGAGGATCTCGGCCTTCTCGCTGTAGGACAACAGCAGCGCGCGCAGCGTCGCTGGATCGGTCAGGGCCTGCATCGGGTCGGGTGCCGGTGCGCCGGCCGTCAGCGCGTCGTAGGCGCGGATCACCTGCAGGCTGAAGCTGGGGCTGATCCACATGGCGTAGGCGTAGACCAGCTCGCGCACTACGTAGCTGCCGCCGTAGCGGCCGGCCACCGAGTGCACGGGGTAAACCCGGGATTCCCCGGAATTGGCCAGCTCGGCCACAAGTTCCTCAGTCTGCTTCAGGCGCTGCCAGTCGCTGGGCTGATGCCGCTTGGCGCCGCCGGCGGCCTGGTGCAGATCATTCAGGCAGAACCTGCCCACATCGTCGCGGCGCACGCTGGCGCCGCCAATCATCATCGCGTTCAAGAGAACACCTCCGTTTTCCAGCCGCCGCCGGGGGCGCGCTGGACTGCCAGGAATCGGAACGGGTACATCTCGGCGGCCACCTTCACCTTCACGCGGGCGTCTTCTTCCCAGAAGCCCTTCACCTCGTGGGCCTCCAGATCGCCGGCGGCCGTCATCACGAAGAAGTCGACGGTGAGGTGGGTCTTCTCGGCCAACTTCAGCTTCACGGACTCGAATCGGAACCACGCGATCTCGCCGGCGGCCATCTGCAGCGCCAGGTGCGCGGCGTAGGCCTCTTCTGTCTTGTTCATCTCGCCGGGCACATGGCGGGGCCGGCCGCGCGCGACCTTGCCGGCGGCGTTGCCGCTGCCGGTGGACTGCGTCGCTGCAGGCGGCCGGTAGGCGCGCGCCGCGGTTGGCGCCGGCGCTGCAGCGGCCGTACTCGCCTGGACCAGACGGCGCATGCCCTCCGGCATGTCCTGCGTGGAGGCGTAGCGCAGCGAGCGGTTGGACGTCTTCTTCGGCGGCATCAGGCGGATGCCTCCGCAGCGCCCCAGACGCGCAATGCGCGCTGCCGGAAGGCTTCGAATTCGTGCCGGGCGCGCAGCTGCGCCGCCTGGTGCTCTCGGTCCATCTGCTCGAGCATGCAGTCGAACTCGACGTTGAGCAGGCCCATCAGCTGCTCCATTGAAAGACCGCCCCTAGTGCGGAGGGTCGGCGCCGGTGCCAGCTGCGGCATGGCCAGCTGCTGCTGCCCGGACGGCGGCAAGGGCATGCTGTCGACGCGCCCTGCGTCAGTCACCGCCCACGTGGCTTCCGGACGGCCGTGGCGAGCGCTGACGCGGTTCTCGCAGCGGCTCACCAGGCCATCCCGGTCCAGCTCGCGCAGCAGGCCGGCGGCGGCGGCGGTCGTCAGCAGCATGGCCTCGCGCGGTGCGCCGCCCTCGAGCGCGGCATTGCCCATCAGCTCCAGCGCCTCGGCCGCGGTGCTGTCACCGTGGACGCCCAGGCAGAACAGGAGCAGCTGCCGCTGGTAGGCGCGGATATCAGCCTGCTCCATGCGCGCCTCCGAAACCCAGCTCGGCAGCGGCGAGCGCCATGGCGCTGCGTGCGGCATCGCGATCGCGCACCGTCTGCGGCTCGTGCTTGGGCGCGGGCAGCGCTGCTGCCGGTGCCGGAACGGCGCCGCCGTCCATGACGTGTTTCACCGCCCGCTCGTAGGCGTTGGCCAGCATGCGCTGCTGCAGCGCACCGCTCTCGGCAGTGCGGTAGGCGTGCAGGTCCAGCATCGACCGCACCAGTACGGTGAACCCGCTGTGGGCCTGGCCCGGCCGCATCTGCCCATCGACCTCGGCCAGTGCCGGGACGCCCAGGCACATGGCGCGGAACTGACCGGGGTTCGGCGGCCACTGAAGCGCGCTGCGCAGGCAGTTGGCCAGCCCCTCAGCCACCTGCCGCGGGGTGATGCCGGACATCACCTGGAACCACAGTTCGCCGGCGGTGGTCAGGCTGCCCGCGTTGTTCACCGGGGCAGCGCCGTTCTCGCGCACCCACTTCCCGGGGAACATACCGGCCATGCGCTCCCATACGGTCCACAGGGCACTCACCGCGCGCTGGTCGGGGTCAGTGCTGGACGCATTGGAACTCGCCTTCGATGACGTCGCTGCCTGCTCCGACAAAGCTGCCAGCTGCCGCGCGCTGTTCGTGGCGTCGTCGCTCCTCTGCGACGCGTTCGGCAGAACCGAGTTGAGGGTTTGCATTGGGGCCTCCGGGATTGGTGGTGTTCGTCGGCGTTGCGCCGGCGGCTTTTCGGCTTCGAGCGGTCTGGATTGCCCAAGGGAAGGGCTTGGCCACAGGCGGGGATCGGGACAGCCCCTCGGCGGCGGTGTCGGCCAGCTCCTGCGGGGTCACGCCTTCGGCCAATGCGGCGATCAGGTCGGGATGGCTGGGGTTGGTCGAATGGCAACCGGCCTGGCGCATCAGCACACACGCACGCCCCGCATCGGACGCGCCGCTCAGAAATCCTTGAGCGTGCTGTGATGTATCTGGAGTAGAAGAATTGGGGTCTGGGGTCTGGTTACCCGTGTTCACGCCTGTTTTCACGCCCCCTGTCACGCGTGACTCTCCGTGACTTCTCACGCGTGACAGCAAGTCCAACGTCACGCCTTCGTCGCCAGTCACGTGCGTGACGTGCAGCGCCTTCAGCTCCGCCATGGAGGCCATGCCGCTCGGTACGACCCCAACGTTGCGCAAGTCTTCGAACAGCATCGTGCGCCGCGCGCGCGTGCGCGCCTGCCGCTCCGCTTCGGCAGCCTTCCTGTCGTCCCGGCGCCCCTGTCCGTCAGCAATGCGAGCCTGGGCCGTGGCGATCTGCTCGTCGCAGCGCTTGCTGTGGCGCAGGCCGTCGTTGCCCACCGGGAAGTAGCGCTCGGCGACCTTCTTGACCGCGGCCTTGTCGCCTGCGGAGATGGCGCCGGCGATGATGTACAGCTCACCCAGACTCTCCGGCAGGGCCTGCTCTTCCGCGTAGTAGGCGAGCATCAGCTTGAAGTAGGCGCCGTGCTCGATCAGGGACAGCCGTGTGGTGTCCTTGAGGTAGTCGCCCGGGTACATCTCGAAGTAGATCACGCCCTATCCCCCGCGCTGCGCAGCAGCGGCGCCAGCGGCATCGGCTCCGGGGTACGACCGGGAACCGGATTTCTGGGCACATCGGACATGCACAGCGCATCGGCCAAGCTGCGCCGCCAGCGGAACGCGGTCGCGCGGCTGACGTTGAACCTGCCCTGCACCTGCTGGACGGTGGGGAAGTTGGTGCAGCGCGTGGTCACCCAGAGCGCGAAGTCGATGACGACCTTCGTCTGGCAGTGGCCATCGAGCGCGGCCTTGCGGCGGTGGTCCGGCGCGCGCGTGGCGGCAGGCACGTCGCAAAGGCCGGTGGTGCGCTGCGCGCCGCAGACAGTTCCCAGGCTGGCGAGTGGGTTCATGCCCTCTCTCCTGCCCGGCTTACTGCCGGAAACTGGCGCCCGACCGCAGCAGACAGCGGCTGGGCAGCCGGGATCCTCCCCCGCGCGGCGGCAGGGTCATGCAGGTCCTGCAGCGCGGTCAGCCAGCGGTACGCCGTGGCGCGGGACAGGTTGAACCTCACCTGCAGTCCGTCGACCTGCAGCGGTTGCGGCTGCTCCTTCGCCCAGAGCACCACGTCGACCATGGGCAGCAGCTGGACCACGTTCTCAGGGATACGGCGGCCGGCAGCATCGAACTCACCGACCACGGCAATCGCCCAACTCACCATTGCGGCGGAACTCATTGGCGGCCACCGCTCACCGAGCGCGGTGCCAGCTCCTGCAGGTGGCCGGTGACGTACTGCCTGGCGGTGTTCAGTTCGGCTTCCAGCTGCCCCATCTCGTCCAGCGCGCGGCGCATCTCCGGAATGTCCATCGCGCAGATGCGGCCGTCGGCCAGGATGTTGGTCAGGGCCTCGAGGGTGTGACCGAACTCCACCGACAGGCGGGCCACGGCCAGGACGCCGGCATGGGGCTCCATCATCGGGATGCGTGCCCCGAGGAAGCCGTAGCGCTGGGCCAGCTCGCGGGAGCAGGCATCGCGCCACTGCGGCGGCAGCGCGCGCACCCACGACTCTTCCAGGTCCACCGGCATCTTGACCGTGCCGTTGCGGATGCGGCCCACGATCTGGGCGTTCGCCTTCAGCGCGCGCTCGATGCTGTCGGCATCAGTGCCGGTGTGGAACTGGACGATGCGCTCGGTCGGAGCCACATCCGCCAGGTACTGATCGGCGATGGCCTGGGCGAGGCTGCTGTCGGTGTGGCCGCTGTTGCGGACGGCGTCGGTTGTGTGGCGGAACACCACCGCGGATCGGGGCTCGTGGTACTGAGGATCAGGCTTCATTTACGCACCTCGGGAGGCGATGCAAAGTGGTCGCCATGGACAGGACGACCTACAAATTGAGTTGGGGTGCCACACGCCCGGCGTTAAGCTTGTTGGGCCAACACCACATCGAGCAGGGAGATAGGCATGGAAAGCGAGAGGAAACCCTTGATTCAGCTGAAGCCGAATCCCGGGAAAACGAACACAATCAGGAATTCCAACGGCTGCGACATGGATGTGACCGTCCGATTCACTTCGGGCTCGTCAGTCACGTTCCTTCTCCTGGCCAATGGCTCGTTTACGTTTGTTTCCGAGGGCGACGTATCGGACATCGATATGAATGTCCGGCCCGAGCTGTCCGGGCCCACGTCCATCGTCTGAGCGAACGACGTAGTCGCCCTCTGCTACTTCTTCCAAGGTCCATCCGGAGGGAATGGACACGGATATCTGGGCGATCAGATCTCCGCCCTCTGCCAGGTCCCCGTTACGCTTCAACGACTGCATCAGAGCGGACTGGGAGGCAGCGTGCTTTCGGGCACGCTCAACCGGGCACTTCGCCGAGGCCGCTTCAAGAGCAAGTTGCTGGCCGCGCAGCAAGTCCAACCTGTTGCGCAGCTGTTCCATGGTCCCGAGGGGACGCTTCTTCGATCGGGCCATGGCTCAGGCCCCCTCAACCGGGACGATGCGGTCGGCGTCTGGGTCGCAATGAAGGAACTCGTCCGGCCTTATTTCGGCAAGCAGAAACGCTGCGCTGGCTCGGGGAGCCTTCGTCCGCCCTGCCCTAATCTCGCGGATCGCGTTAGCAGTCACACCCATTCGAGTGGCCAGCTGATCCACCGTCGCGCCCGCACTCAACAAGCTTTCAATGTGAGATTTCCAGTCCATGGATAGGCAAGCTACAGAATTCTGTAAATCAAGTCAACAGCATTCTGTTACAGAGTTCTGTGAACATCGTCTAATGGACACTATTGGCAGCAGAGTTAAGCGGGCCCGCGCCCTGCGCAACTACACCAGGCAGCAACTGCACATCCGCAGCGGGGTCGGTTACAGCACCATTTCTGAACTAGAGCGCGGAGGCATGCAGACCAGCACTAAGCTGCGCGTGCTGGCAGATGCTTTGAATGTGTCTCTTCGCTGGCTAGAAACCGGCAAGGGCGACATGGAAGAGGGCCTCGGTGGTTCAGCTGCCAGCGCTATCGCGGAGATTGAGACGCCCCCCGGCTACGTTCGCTTCGAGCTTTACGAAGGGGGAGCCGGAATGGGGACAGGGATAGTCAATCAGGACTACCCGGAAGTAGTCAGGACGATCGAGGTCGCTGAGTGGGAAGTGCGTCGAAAGCTAGGCTATCTGCCAAAGCCGGGACGTATTCAGATCATTACTGGCCGTGGTCCATCAATGCGACCGAAGCTGGAGGATGGTGACATCGTATGGATCGACACCACCTGCGACTACTTCGATGGTGATGACTACTATTTGATCAACATCGGCGGTGAGACGCAGATCAAGATGCTTCAGAAACGTGGGGACGGCCTCTACGTGGTCAGCGTCAATCCCGATTTCCCTGCATACCGAGCCGATGCTGGTGAAGTTGCAGTGCTCGGAAAGGCACTGATACACGCCGGGCTTCGCAAATTCTGACCGCCACCTAGGCGCTATGCCTAGGTGAGCTTGGCACCGCGGCCATGGAAGACGTAGATGAGCAGTCTCCACGTGGCGACTGCGAGAATTACGTCGAGCACCAGCATAAGAAGCAAGACCCCTACCCCAACTGCTGCGCCCTTGGCCGAGAACTCAGATCCTCCCCAGGATCTGCTTGGGTGATCGCGGAGCAACTTCTCCAAGCTAACCGCCAATGCATAGTCATCCAGGCCGCCAAGCTGGTCAGTGCCGGCGATGAAGCCATCAGCTGCCATCTGATCCGCCAGTTCACGGGCCGAGTAGATGCCTTTGCAGCTCACAGAGCTGGATCGGAGGTTCTCGAAAATGAGCACCTCGCATGGAACTGCTCCGGGCCTCTCTTGCCAGTTGGCTTGCCAACTGTAGGACTGCTTCCATTCGGAGGACATGTGATAGGCAAAAATGGCGCCAACTATCATGACTGCGAAGAACTGCATCACGAGCACCACTTTTATTAGGCGATGCCACCAGCGCTCTTTCACTTCCATGATGCTCCCCTGAGTCCGATTCAAAAATTGGCGAAGTTCCGCAAAGCCGGCGCAGCCTTCACCTATGACTGAATGATATCGGCCCGAGGCCGCCCAGTCATTTCGGGCTGCACTGGTCGGACCAGAAGCTGAAAATTACAGAATCCTGTTGACAGACAACTACAGGATTCTGTACTTTGCGCGTGTCGCGGCTAAGCCGCTCTTTGAGACACGCCAGTGCCCCTGACCACCAGCAACCTGCGCTCGGCCCGCCTCGGCCTGGCCGCCCTCGCCTGTTTCATCACCCTGGCCGTCACGGCCTGGGCATCCCCCAGCACCGCGCCGGCGGCGCCTGCCGACGGCAGCGCCCCGGAAGGACTGGTGATCACCAGCCCGCGAATCTGCGCCGCCCTGGCCGTGTACGAACTGGCCGCCACTGACGATTGGGCCCTGCGCGCCACCGTCGCCAACACCAGCCTCAACGCCTTCCGCGACGCCAGCCGCGTGCCGGACTGCGCGCCCGGCATCACCAAGGCCCTCACCCAGAACTTCCAGCCTGATTGCTGGCAACTCGCTCTGGACGCGGCCGACGCCGTGCTGAGCGGCTCCTACCAGGTCTCCCCGGCAGCATGCGTCCGGGCCAATGCGGTTGTCCCCCTGTCGACCGCTGACGGCAAAGAGCCGAGCACGTCCCCCGTGCTGGTCCGGGCGCAGTGCGTGATGCACGACCTCGTCTTCATCGAGGTGGCGCCGTGATCGCCGGCCTGCGCACCGAGCCGCGCGCGGCGCTGGTCGGCGGCCTGCGTCTGCCCCTCAGCCCCACCGAGTCCAAGGTGCTGCAGCTGATCATCGACGCCGGCGATATCCCGGTCAGCCGCGCGGCGCTGGAAGAGAAGCTGTACGGTGCCGCCGGCAGCAAATCGAACACGGTGCAGGTGACCGTCTGCCGCCTGCGCCAGAAACTGATCCAGCACGGCTACAGCATCAACGCCACCCGCAGCCGCGGTTACACGATCAGCAAGGACGGTGCCGCATGATCACCGTCATCAGCTACCCGCTGGCCGAGCGCGCCGCCGGCGCGGCCATGGCCGTGGCCGCCGCGGCAGCAGGCATGGGCTTCGCTCCGAACCAGGTGGCCGCAGCCGCCGACGTTGCAGCCCTCGCCGTGCTGGACCGCCGCGCCAGCGCCGGCCGCGCCATCGCAGACGTGCGTAAGACCCTGCGCCGGATGCGTGCCCAAGGTGGTCAGGCATGAGGGCCCCTGGCATCAAGCTGCCGGCACCGGCCCTGACCCCGGAACAGCGCGCGGCGCTGGACCGCGCCAAGAAGCCGCGTCGTCATCCGTACTGTGTCCACCAGGGCAGCGGTCAGGAACAGCGCGAAGCTGCAGAGCGGCGCGAGCGCATCGCGCCCGGCGTGCACAGGATGGTGCGGTGATGGCCGGCCTGCGCCTGCTCGGTGGTGGCCATGACGCCGTTTTCGCTGGCACAGCGCGGCCGACTGACGAACAGCGCCTGGCGCGGTACCGATCGGCACTGGCCGCCCACCCCGACCGCTTCCACGCGCTGCGCGTGCGCTTCGGCGAAATCCAGCAGCGTGTGATCAAGGCCGGCCACCGCATCAACTACGCCTCTTGGCAGAAGCGCATGTCGGCGCTCTGGCCACCCGTCGGCCGCGACTGACGCGAAGGTCGGCGCCCATGGACCACAGGAACCAGCTCGACATCTTCGACAACGACCCAGCCCGGCTGGCCAAGGCCAACCGCATCGCCGCCGAGAACGCCCTGACCGATCCGTTCTTCTCCGGAAAGGTCCGTCAGGAGCGACACGACCACTACATCGCCGAAGCCAAGCGCCTTGAGCGACTGGCAGCAATGGCCGCGCCGCCGGCCACCACCACAGCCTGAGATCTCCCGATGAAACAGCCTCAGCCCAGCCTTGCGCCGCGCGCCGGCATCACCGCCGACCAAGCACGCGCTATCTCCGCGCTCGCGCGGACCCACCAAGACGAAGGCGCCGAACTGACAGAAAAGCAGTTCCGCGAAATGACCTCTCTGCAGCATCAGATCGGGCTGACCGGGTACACCGTCGCCGAGCTGCCGCTCGGGCCGAATACCGTGGCCTATCAGCTCACGGACACTGCGCAGAGCTTCCAAAGTGACGTAGCCACCTGGATGGGCCAGTGCTTCCCGCCGTCGCTCTCCAGCAACATGACCGAGCGCGGCGACCGCCTGCTGGAAGAAGTGCTGGAGCTGCTGCAATCCCACGGCTACGACAGCGCGCGCGTGCCCACCCTGGTCAACTACGTGTTCGCCCGCCCGGTCGGCGAGCCGGCGCAGGAAGTCGGCGGCGTCATGGTCACCCTGGCCGCCTACTGCAGCGTGGCCGGCCTGAGCATGCAGGCCGATGGCCAGGCTGAACTGGTCCGCATCAACCAGCCGGAGGTGATAGCGCGGATCAGGGCGAAGCAGGAAGCCAAGAACGCGCTGCACTTCGACACTCCACTGCCGGGTAGCGCCGCCCAGCTCGCGCAGGCCGTGGACCTGCCCTACTCGCTCGATGCCGACCCGGCAGGTATTCGCGCCAGCGTGTGCGACGTAATCACCAGCACGTTGATGGTCGGCGCGCAGGGCCACACGCCGCCGCCGGCCGGTCACTGGGCTGAGCCGTTCTGGAAAGCGGCGCGTGCCGATGCGACTGCGCATGCGGTGGACTCGGGGCTGCTGCCGCACAGCATCCGCCTGATCCAGATTCCTGGCCGGAACAGCCTCGATCCGATCAACGTGTTCGTGCAGGACTACGAGCTGGGCCGTGGCCGCATCGTGGTGACCTGCTACGGACAGGCGTGGTGCGGGTTCTGGGGTGCCATGGGCGACCGCACAGTGATGCAGTTTGTCGCTGCGTGCGACGCCGACTATGTGGCTGGGAACATGCTCAGCGGTCGGCATGAGCGAGTTCTTAAGCGCGAGCGCGACTACGTGGAGCGTATCGCCACCGAGGTGATCGCCGAGTTCCGCGCCCTGATCGACAGCCAGGCGGTGCGCAATGGCTGACTCTCTGCCGGCCGTCTTGGATCCCTGCTGCGGCAGCAGAATGATGTGGTTCGATCCCACTGACCAGCGCGGCCTGTTCGGCGACCAGCGGCACGAAACCATCACGGTGATCGACCGGACCCACCGCGCGGACGGTACGCGTGTGCTGTCCATCCACCCCGACTGCTTGCTGGACTTCCGCGCTCTGCCCTTCGCCGATGCCTCGTTCCCGCTCGTGGTGTTCGACCCGCCGCACCTGGTGCGCGCCGGCAAAGACAGCTGGCTGGCCGCTAAGTACGGCCGGCTCAGCAAGGACTGGCGTTCCGACCTGCGTGCCGGGTTCGCCGAATGCTTCCGCGTGCTGCGCCCGTCCGGCGTTCTGATCTTCAAGTGGTCCGAGGTGCAGGTGGCCACGCGAGATGTGCTGGCCCTGACCGATGCTCGCCCGCTTTTCGGGCACCCGTCCGGCAAGCGTGCCGGCACGCACTGGATCTGCTTCATGAAGGAATCAATCAATGGCTGACGGCTCCCGCTCCTTCAACTTCCCCGCGCCGCAGCGCTCCCGCCTGCGCCCGGGCGAAATCGTGGTCGACCTGTTCGCCGGCGGCGGCGGCGCCAGCGAAGGACTCAAGCAGGCCCTCGGCATCGACCCCGCCCTGGCCTACAACCACGACGAGCTGGCCATCGGCATGCACGCCGCGAACCACCCGCTCACCCAGCACCACCGCGAGGATATCTGGCACGCCGACCCGCGCGTGGACGTGGCCGGCCGCCCCATCGGCTGGTTCCATGCCTCTCCGGACTGCACCCATTTCAGCCAGGCCAAGGGCGGCCAGCCGCGGAGCCGGAAGACCCGCGCCCTGTCGTGGGTGGTGTTGAAGTGGGTTGGCCAGCTGTTGCGTGCTGATCGCCTGCACGGCACCAACACCGCGCCGCGAATCATCTCCATGGAGAACGTCTGGCAGATCCTCACCTGGGGCCCGCTGGTGGCCAAGCGCTGCAAGGCCACTGGCCGGGTGGTCACACTGGATCTGGTTCAGGCCCTGCATGAAGAAACGGGGCAACCGCTATTCCGCAGAGGCAAGCCGGTGATGGTCAACCGGGTTGCGGATAAGGGCGAGCGAGTCCCCGTGGAGCGCCAGGCGCTGGTTCCGGACAAGCGCTACAGCGGACGCACCTGGCAGCAGTTCGTAGCCGCGCTGCGAGCGCTCGGGTACGTGGTCGAGTGGCGCAAGCTCGTGGCCAGCGACTACGGTGCCGGCACCAGCCGCGAACGTCTGTTCCTGCTCGCGCGCCGCGACGGCGAAGCCATCGTGTGGCCAGAGCAGAGCCATGGCTCTGCTCTTGGGCAGACGCCCCGCGTCACTGCCGCCGACTGCCTCGACTTCTCCATCCCCTGCCCGTCCATCTTCACCCGCGGCAAAGCTTTGGCCGATGCGACCATGCGCCGCATCGCCAAGGGGGTCATGCGCCACGTCATCGAGTCGGCCGATCCCTTCATCGTGCCGGTGACGCACCAGGGCGGCGACCGCGTCCACGACGTGCGTGATCCCATGCGCACCATCACCGCCGCCAACCGCGGCGAGCTGATGCTGGCTGCACCAGAGCTGGCGCCATTCCTCACTGAGCACGCGAATGCAAGCCGCCAGCGAACCATGGCAGCCGACGAGCCGCTGCCCACCGTCTGCGCCGGGGTGAAGGGCGGCCACTTCTCCGTGGTGACGCCGATCCTTGCCGGCGTCGGTGGCCGGGCCGGCCAGTCCGAGCCGCGCTCCGGCGGCGAACCGGTTTACACCATGACCACCAAGGCAGATACCGCGCTGGTGGCGCCGACGCTGGTGCAGACCGGCTACGGCGAGCGTGAGGGGCAGGCTCCGCGCGCGCTCGACCTGCGGCAGCCGCTGGGCACGGTGGTTGCCGGCGGCGTGAAGCACGCAGTTGCTGCCGCTTCGCTCGTCACACTGCGGCGGAACATGGTTGGTGCCGATGCCCGCACGCCCCTCACAACCGTGGCCGCCCAAGCTGAGCACCACGCGCTGGCCACTGCCTTCCTGGAGCAGGCCAACGGTGGCTTCTATCAGGGATCAGGAAATGATGCGCGCGACCCGGTCAGCACCATCACCGCCAGTGGCAGTCAGCAGAGGCTGGTGGCCGCTCATCTGACCGCGATGGCGCAGAACGTTGTAGGCAACGACCTCCGCGCCCCGCTGCCCACCATCCTGGCGGGTGCTACCCGCTTCGCCGAGGTCGAATGCACGCTGAGCCCTGAGCAGGAAGCCGGTGCGCTACGCGTCGCCGCCTTCCTGGTGAAGTACTACGGCACCGGCGCCAATGTCCCCTCCCTGCTCGATCCCGTGGATACCGTCACTACCCGCGACCGTCTGGCGCTCGTCACCGTCCACCTTCAGGGCGTGCCGTACGTGATCGTGGATATCGGCCTGCGCATGCTTAAGCCGCATGAGCTGTATCGCGCCCAAGGCTTCCCGCCCGGATACATCATCGATCGCACCGCCAACGGCACGCCGCTCAGCACCAGCGCCGCCGTGCGCATGGTCGGCAACAGCGTCAGCCCGCCGCCGCTGCGGGCCTTGGCCGAGGCCAATCTGGACCGTGTGCCCAGCAGCATGGCGGCAGCCGCGTGACTGGCTTCAACCAAGCCAAGCACACCGCGCGCGTGTTCCTCTCGGAATGCCGCGCACGCCGAAATGGCCTCGGCTTCTGGTTCGTCTTCAACGCAGCACAGCGCGCGCGCATGCGCGCCTCTGCACCTGCACCACTGCCGGCACAGCCGGCTCAACCGGACCTGTTCGCATGACCAACATTCAGCACTTGGTGAACGTCTCCGGCGGCAAAGACAGCACCGCCGTGTACCTGCGTGCCATCGAGCTGGGGCGGCCGTTCCGTGCCGTGTTCGCCGACACCGGCAACGAGGACCAGCGCGTCTACGACTACGTGGCCGAGCTGCCGCACCTGACCGGCGGCCCGGTTGTGGAGACGGTGCGCGCCGACTTTACCCGGCAGCTGGCCCAGCACCGCTCCTACATCCTGCAGCAGTGGCCACTGGAGGGCATCCCCGACAGTATTGTCCAGCGCGCGGTCGAGTTGCATGAGCCTACTGGCATCCCGTTCCTGGATCTCTGCATCAGCAAGGGCCGTTTCCCGTCCCGCATGGCTCAGTTCTGCACCGAGGAACTGAAAACCATCCCCATCACCACCCAGGTTGTGGGCCCCATGCTCAAGGCCGGGCCTGTGCTGCAGTGGCTGGGTATCCGGGCTGAGGAATCCACCAACCGGGCCAAGCAGCCCCGTTTCAACCGGCATGAATCTGGCTGTTACGTTTGGCGTCCGATCTTCGACTGGACCGTCCAGCAGGTTTGGGACCAGCACCGTAAGCACGGGATCCAGCCCAACCCACTCTACGCCCTGGGCATGGGCCGCGTTGGCTGCATGCCTTGCATCAACTGCCGCAAGAGCGAGCTGCGGAACATCGCGGACCTGTTCCCCGACCACATCCAGCGAATCCGTGAATGGGAGGAAGTTGTCGCGTCGGCCAACAAGCGCCGAAGCGCCACGTTCTTCCCCGCAGTGACCGACCCGACCGACGTTGACCGGCCTGGCACGTATTCCCGAATCGACACCCTTGTGGAGTGGAGCCGCACTAGCCGCGGCGGTCGCCAGTTTGATCTGTTCTTCCAGCAGCAGGCCGGCGGCGGATGCACTTCTGACCTTGGCCTGTGCGAAAGGAGTGCGGCATGAGTCCGGGCCCCAGAGCTGCAGCCGTCCGCGCAGCCCTGCGCGGCGCCGCTCCCGCGAACGCATCAGTTCGCGACATGATCCGCCGGTACTGCCGCGAGCACGGCAAGCAGCTGGCCTGCCTCGCACCCGCGTGGAACTGCAAGGTGCTCAGCGTGTGGCGCGTGTTCGGTCGTAAGCGGCCACTGCTGCCACGCCAAGTGGAGGGGGTCATCTCCCTGTTCCAGTTGGACGAGTTCGACGCCAACGACCTGCGCCTGCGCGCAGCGCGCGAGGCCGGCTGGCAGATCGACCCATCGATGCTGCTGCAGGGGGATGCTTGAGCACCAGCAACACGAGCATGAAGGCAGGGGAGCCGGTGGTCAGCGACACATTGCGCGCCATGCGCGATGCAGCGCGCGCCGGCGGCATGGTACCGGCCGAGCGGGTTGGCGAGTGGTTCCAGGCAATCCGGGATCAGCTGTATGCGGAGCAGCGGCCGGTGCGGCTGGAGGCGTGCGCATCTGGCTCCCCATACTGGATCGAGGTCGACGAGCGTGGCTGGCACCGCGCGCGGAAGCTGAGGCACAGGCTGCGCGCGCTCTATGTTCATCCGCTGCCGGAAGAACGCCGCAAGGGAACGCTGGATCACATCTGGTCCGCTGACCGCACCCACTGCACCAGGTGCAACTCGCCGCACGACTGGGCAGATCCGTTCTGCGATCCCCCGAAGGAGCCCGTGCGCATCGCCGTCAAGCGGCAGCCCTACAACCCGCTCTGGGTGGTTCCCGCACTGGATCGCCTGGAGCGCGCCATGCGCCGGGAAGGAAAACAGGAGCGGGACTACTGGAACCGGCAGATCGAGCAGATGCGCAGATCCATTGAAGAGCACACGAAGGAGGCCCAGCTTTGAACACCGAGCAACTCATGCATACCAGGCCGTCCCCACTGGCCCATCAGCAGCGCAGCGCGATCGCGGTAGCGGCTGCGCTTGAAACTGCCCTGACCAGTTCGGAGCAGACCGCCGCCGGCAGATGGTCCCTGACCTTCACCTTCGTGGGTGAGCCGCAGATGCAGGCGGCACGCGACGCCTGGCGCGCGTACGCATACTCCACGATCGACGCACCGGTGCCGCTGGCGGCAACGGCGAGCCAGAGACTGGCGGCTCAGATCGGGCAGGCGCTGTTCAACGATCCGACGATGGACCTGATGCAGATCGCCAACCGAGTTGAGGCCGCAAGGAGCGCGCTCGGCGTGCCGCTGCTCACATCTACAAGCAGCAGTTAG